CTATGGTATTACGATAACGGCTCATATGATGCATCCACCTCTTATGCTAAAGTTAATGGTATCGATGCACTAATCAACACTGTACGAGTTAAGCAAATGAGACTTCCATTCTTTGGTGGATTTGACGGAGTTGATATCCAGAAAGCAGATCCTTTCTCTAACACCAGACTTGCTACAGGAACTGAGACTAACAACTATGCTGTCTACACTCTCAATAAAGCAATCGATATCGTTAGTGATGCGGACATTATCCGTTACGATCTTATTTCTATGCCTGGTGTTGTCAACCACTCTCTTAACACTAAGCTTGTAAACATGGTTACCGAGCGCGGGGATGCATTGGCTATTGTTGACCGTGAAGGAATCTATCAACCAGATACCGACAATAATGGCTCTGAGCAGGCTGCATCTATTACTACAGTAATCAGCAAGATGAAGACAGACATTATTGATTCCTCTTACGGAGCTGCTTATTTCCCTAACGTTCGAGTTAAGGATACCAAGAACGCTGCAGGGAACATCTTAGTAATGCCTCCTTCTGTTGCTGGAATTGGAGCCATTGCAGCTTCTGAGAAGATTTCTGACCAACCTTGGTTTGCACCAGCTGGATTTAATCGTGGTGGACTAGGAACTCTTGGTGGTGTAGGCGGACCTAACGTTGTTGGGACCGTTGAGCACCTCACTAAGGATGACCGAGATGACCTCTATGAAGTTAGCCTTAACCCAATTGCTCGCTTCCCAGCAACTAACGATATTGTAATCTTTGGACAAAAGACTCTTCAAACTCAATCGAGCGCACTTGACCGAATCAATGTTCGACGACTGATGATTTACCTCAAGAAGCAAATTGGCGATATCGCTGATACCATTCTGTTTGAGAACAACATCCAGGCTACCTGGAACCGCTTTAAGTCTAGGGCTGAGGTGGTTCTTGCTAACGCTAAATCAGAAGGTGGAATCAGTGAATACAAGCTTGTTCTTGATGATACCACAACAACACCTGATCTTATTGATCAGAACATTCTATATGCTCAGGTTTTTATCAAGCCTGCGAGAGCTATCGAATTCATCGCAATTGACTTTGTGATCACCAAAACTGGAGTGGAGTTTTAATAAACTCCCCCTATTTATTACAAACACTTAGGAGATAATTTAAATGGCTTTCTGGAAACAAAACGACGTAGTACCAAAGAGAAAATTTCGTTTCAAGGTAACACTTGCTGGTGACGTAGCTTGGTGGGCAAAGGATGTAAAGATCCCAACATTCAGTGTTGGCGAGACCACTCATTCGTATCTTGATAACGTCTATAAGTTCCCTGGAAAAGTAACCTGGGATGATGTGACCCTCAGTCTGGTTGACCCAGCTGGAGATAAGGACGTTATCAAAAAGACTATGGAAATTATTACCAATGCTGGGTATGCTGTTCGAGACAACCCTTCAGTTACTAACGCTATGGCTACAATTAGCAAGAAACAGTTCTCATCTAACGCAAATTCTCTGGGGAATACTGCTTTTATCATTGAGATTCTTGATGAGACTGGGATTGTTATTGAAACTTGGACCCTTAACAATCCTTTCCTAAAAAGTGTTGATTTCGACACAATGAGTTACGAGAACGATGACCTTAGAGCTATCACCCTAACCGTAGCATTCGATTGGGCCACCTGTACAGTAGGTGGGACTGAATACTTGCCTAAAGCATAAGGTGACCAATGGCCTTTTGGAAATCGAACAGCACTGAAGCGCGCCGTCAATTTAGATTTAAACTCTCAATTGATGGTGTAGTTTATTGGTGGGTGAAGAGCGCCGAACTGCCTAGCAGTGCTACAAATGTTGGCGAATACACGATAGGTAACCATACTTATAAATTCCCTGGTATACTGAAGTGGAACCCTGTGACTGTAGAGATAGCAGATATTGGTGCCGCTGCAACGAACAAAGGATCAGTTGACCTACTTATTGATATCATCGAGAAGAAAGGATATAAGATTAGAGGCACTGATGCTGGCCCTCAGACAGCAGTTGGAGGAATACAAAAGCAGATGTTCAACGAGATTAGAATAGAGCAAATTAAGGCTAATGGCCAACCAGCTTCAACTTGGGTCCTGAAGAATGCATTCTTGAACGACATCAATTATGGTCGTGGCGATTACGAAAGTGATGAGATAAATAGTGTATCCTTTACAATCACGTATGATTGGGCGGAACAAGAATAGCCTTGGAGGGCAAATGAGAAATAAAAATAGAACAGCGGAAGTAGAAGCCCCTAGCTTTAGTCCGCTTAACTTTGTAGCACCAACTGAGTTTGTCGAGCTACCAAGCCAAGGAAGAGGATATCCAGACGGCCACCCACTTATGGGCGCAACTGATTTGGAAATAAAGTTTATGACTGCTGTGGAGGAAGACATTCTCACAAACCAGTCATACCTCAAGAAAGGTGTCGCTATAGACCGTTTTCTTAGCAGTGTTATTATAGACAACACAATTGACCCAAATACACTGCTTGTAGCGGATAAAAACGCAATACTAGTTGCTGCTCGTATAAGTGGTTATGGCCCTGAGTATGAAGCCAATATGACTTGCCCTAGTTGTGAGAAGGTACAGGAAATTTCTTTCAATTTAGCTAACTCTAAGCCAGTCCCTGGTACTATACCAGAATCCTCTAACCTTGAGATGTTAGCATCTGGTCGTTACAGCATGAAGTTACCACGTTCTGGGTTCAATATTGAGGTTGGTCTATTGACTACTGCTGACGAGAAGCTTCTAACAAACCTTGTCCTTGCCGCTATTGATGGCGATGAAACTGTGTCGTTGATGTCCTCACAGTACGAAAGGATGATAAAGAGCATTGAGGGTCACGAAGAAGAAGCAATCATTAAGGAATTTGTTAAAGTTATGCCGACGGTTGATAGTCGCGAACTTAAGATGGCCTATAACTCGATTAATCCAAAGTTTGAAATCAAAGACACCTTTAACTGTAACAACTGCGAACACAGTGAGGAGGTGGATGTCCCTGTGGGCGCAAACTTTTTTCGCCCTGAATGAAGAATACCTTGAAGCTGTATACGAGGGCATTTTCTCTCTAACTATCCACGGAAACATGAGTTTCCGAGAGGCATACTCCATGCCTGTTGGATTACGGCAGTGGTGGCTAACAAGATTGAAGAAACACTTCGATGATCAAAACGAAGAACTCAAGAAGACTCAACGGCTCCGCTAAGACCCTTGAGGACTTAAAAAGAAAAAGCTGAACTATTTACTGGGAAGAGGGGATAGTCCAGTGATAGAAATTGACTTAACAAATAAAAAGCTAAATGAAAGTTTCGCTAAGTGGTGGGGATACGCAAACAAAAAGGCGCTCCAATACATCTATGGTAAAGACACCAAGATAACAGCTAATGTTGAGCCATTGGGTAGTCTTGCGGAAGATGAGAGTGTTAACACCGCTCAGTTCGTAATCCGTGGAGAGGAAGCTCACGTATCAGCTTATGCAAAAGCACTTGGTCTAGAAGCAGACTATATGGACTACCTTGTTAAAGGGTCACAGGATAGCCCAGAAGGGCTTGAAACAAAAGCAACCCTTGATGATGCGGTAAAGTCATTTGAGAGCCTTACAGGGCTTCCTTGGCCGTTTAAAGACTAAAGGAGGGCTAAGCTATGGCCATCAGTGCCGACGAACTTATTGCAGCTATTAAGGACCTCTCTTCTTCTGATAAAAAGAGGGTTAAAGGCGCTTTGGGAACAACAGAATCTGTTGATGTAGCTCAACAAGAGCGCCTTGACCGAATTGCAAAAGCAAAACCTAGAGATACAACAACAAGCGCTCGAGGCACAGCAGGAATCTGCGCGTATCTTTCAAGACGAAAATACGCTTATTCAAGCGCGAAGAGAGGCTTTTGAAAATGAACTAAGGCTTAAAGGCCTCCACGGACAAGAATTAAAGGCAATCCTCGAAGGTGAGGAAGTAGCTATAGCTGCTGCAGCTGAAAGACTCGGCCTGGAAGAAGGAGTGCTTCGCAAAAAGCAAGAGCAATATAAGCAGGACAAGCTAGCAATCGAAGTTCAAGAGAAGTTCGCAAGACAATCTAGTAGATATGTAAAAGAAGTCGGAGATATGCTGGGTATCAATGTCAAGCTTCAGGACACCTTCCTAGGTAAAACAATGGCCATTGGCCAGAAGCTCAAAGGAAACAAAGAATTTCAAGCACAATTCCTAAGAGATATGAAAGAGACTTTTTCGGTTCAGAACTTATCTCTTTCAACTCTTACTAAGATTGCCGAAGTAACAATTGCTTTTGTTAAATCAGCAGATCAGGCAAGAGCCTCACTCGCTGCTGCGACTGGTCTTGGCTATGAATTCAGCGGTGTGCTAGTAGATACTCAAATAGCTGGTAACCTATTC